TTCCGCTTCCGGCGACCACGTTTTATTCAGGGTGAGGCAGATCCGTTGATACAGACCATCTGCCAGGGCATCATCTAAGGTCACCCGGTGCAGCGCGTAGGGTGTCCGGCCCGCTCGAATATCTTTTATCAGCTCGTTAAAGGGGTTACTGTCGCCGTCATGGGTGGAGATGATCCGCACCTGGCCGCCCCACATCAGAAGCGCCATAGCGGCTTTTATCAGCTCTTTCAAATCGTCATGGAAGGCCGCTTCATCGATCACCACCCGCCCGGCCTTGCCGCGCAGGTTGGAGGGTCTTGACGACAGCGCCACGATCTTATGGCCGCTGGCAAACTTGATCCGGAAGGTGAGGATGTCCTTGTTTTCATCGACCAGGATCTCTTCTTCCACCGCGCCCGCTGCCAGCTGATATTTCTTCACCCAGTCGGCACAGTCGCCGATAAACTCCTCGGCCATCTCCTTGTTGTAGCCGATATACCAGACATCGGAACCGCCGGTCTCGGCGGCAAACAGCGAATCGTCCGCCGCCTCCGACCAGGACAGCCCGATTCGTCTTGATTTCTCCATCACCTTGACCGGGGAGGTATCCGCCGCCCAGCGTTGCTGGTAGGGTAAAAAGGCATAGGGGGTGTCAGGAGTAGGTGTTGCGGCTATCATGCGTTGATACCCAGGATCTGCCGGCGGATCTCGGCCGCGGTTTCAGCGGTAAGCCCGGCCTTGGTGACTTCTTTCACCACGTCATCGGCCACCCGTTGCGCCTTCTCGGTCTTATCCCAGCGCTCCAAAAGAGCCCCGAGTTTTGACAGCGTGTCCATCATCGGCGCGGTGCGCTGGCTGGCCGGGGTGTTCTCCAGGTTTTCCAGCTGCTCTTCAAAGAGATCCCGCAACCGCTGGGTGTTGCCGCGCTTCTGGCTTCTGGCCCGGTCCCATTCGTCCATATCCTGATGGGGATCCTTGCTGTCGGCCTTCCAGCGGGACAGCGAGGTAGTAGAGACCCCTAGCTGCTCACTGATCGATGACAGGGAATTACCGTCGGCATACAACCGCTGGGCCTGGGGCTCTAAGTAGCCCTTGTCGCCTTTACTGGCCAAGTGCTTTCTCCAGGTTCCGGATCTGGTCGTTTGTCCCAAGCAGCTCCCCCTGGACCATGACCATTTCATCCATTAACTGTGCGGCCATGGGGATTTCCATTTCTTCCACCTCAAGCATGGCAGGATTGATCAACGGCCGGATAGACCGGCAAAGCCCCTTGCCTTTTATCTGCAGCTTGGTGCGCTTGCTCCTCAGCTCCGCCAGCTTGCCTGTCATCATTAAGCGCTCGTTACTCATAACTGATATCCTTTGGACTGGTGGATTTGCGGACTATCGGGCAATATCTGTTGTTCTCGATAGCGGAATTCATGGTGGACATAGCCGTTGTCGCCATGATCACCAGGTCTCTTTCGTCGCGGGCCAAATTTTTAAAGTCACTCGCCAGCCCTTGAGTAATTTCGACTTGCTTAAAGTTGTTGTTGTACATCGTCACAACCGCCTCAAACCGGCGATGCTGGGAAATGGAGACGAACACCAATACCAGCCAGGGAGTAACCAGGGCACCCAGAGTAAGGGTTAAAAACGGCGTTGTGCCGGTAACACCGATCAGGGTGGCCATCGAGTTAACCAGGGCTGTTATCTGGGCCGGGTCCATTACCGCCTCCTCTCTTCATTTTCAAGGGTTTCAGCGCAGTGTATGCACCTGATACAGCCGGGCCTGGCTTGCCGCCTGGCTTCCGGGATTTCTTCGCCGCAATCTATGCAGTGCGACCTGGTCTCCTCACCTGTCGCCGATCGCCTGGCATGATCCTCCAGGGCCTGTCGTAAATATCTGGCGTCCAGATCCTGGGCTAGATCGAACTGATCAGCCATTATTTTCCTGTAATAGCTGAAACAATCTTATTCGCCCCGCCAAACCGCTCGGCACTTCGCCCGACAATCCAGATCGAGCAGACCCCGCCCCAGGTGTACCAGAACTCGCCAGGCAACTGGATATTCGGCATTTCGGTCAGCGCTTTGCCGGTGGCGATAAGGACAACCCAGGCCAGCACCGGCAGCATTACGTGTACCAGGCCGATAGCCAGCAGCCCGAAGTAGACGATGGACGGCCTGGCCCGTTTGGTAAACGCGTCGCCCTGTGCCATTTCGGCGGTCATTACCGCCCTTTGCATTTCAATTACGGTATTTTCCCGAACCTCCAGCATCTGCTGCAACTGGAGCCTGGCCGCGTTCTTTTCCGCTTCGGTCGCTGCCGGCGGGAAAAACCGGTCAACCACGCTTTTGGCCAGCTCGGCGACGGAGCCAAGGCCGGTCAGATCAAGCCCCATAATACTCTCCGGTTAAGACCATTATTGCCAGTTCCCGGGCTCTGCCGCGGACCTGCTTCGCCCATCGGCTGTCAAGCATCTCTTCGTAGGCCGCGATATAGTCGCCTGCTTCAAGCGCCATTAACATCTTTTTAAAGCCGGAAAAACGGGGCAACCCCAGGTTAAAAGCCATATCGGCAAGAGCGTCCTGCCGGGCCGGGGTGAGATGGGTAATCCAGGGATAGGCGGTATGCAGCTCACGCAGGACAGCGGCGATATCCTGCTCCAAAATGAACATGGCAACCTCATGAGAGATGCCATTGTCGTCCAGATTATGGCCGACACCGATGGTCAGCTTACCGCTGGTGCACCGATAAGGCGTCAGTTTGATATCTTCATGCTTGATCAGCAATTCTTTGAGTCTGCTCATCCATCCCCACCTGGTGCAACTACTACTGACCGAGGCAGGACAATCCCGCCTCGGCCCCATAATAGTAAAAATGCCTTCAGTGGTGAGTTATAGAGAATTAGAGCCGGGGATATTAGATGCAGGTTGCAGTAGCTTGTTGCAGTGGGGGCTTTAGAGCAGATTTAGAGGGGAATTAAAAATTGAGTTCCAGAAGCACTGGCCGGAGGCAAAATCCGGCCAGTGGTGGGGGGAGCTTACAACGACTAACAACTATGATTTACATAGCCAACTGAGCAAATATCGAACCCCAGCAATCGAAATGGTGTTTTGTTAAGAGCTCGACCGATGGGTATCCAACAAATTGGCGCCTTGTTAGGCACAATCAACCCTTCCACGTGAACACGGACGTTGACTAGGCCAGCTTCAGCTAATAATTCGCGCATGTAAGACCGAGTGAATTGCGTTGCCATACGCTCCTCCGGCTTGATTACGGAAAACAAGAACATCAACGGATTGTTTCTGTTCGGTTCAAAAGAAATCACAGCCTGCCGTGCTACCCTACGCATTTCAGCAAGAGTTCGCATACGCTCAGGCTTGGTCAGATGATGAAGTAGATTCGCTGCAACAGCAACATCAAAACTCTTGTCGGGGAAAGGGAGATCAGTGCAGGAACCAAGATGCTTTTCCTCACATGGATTGACTTTCAGCATTTCACGAGAGTTGTCGATCCCAGTAACAGAACGAAATCGACGCTGCAGTGCCCATTGCAGGAAACCGTTTCCACACCCCACATCCAGCGCGGAAGCCTGATCAGGATTATCAATGGATGAGGTAACAATGTCAGCAAGTGGTTCGAATGTGGCGTAGACGACTGGATGATCTGGCCTGCGTCGCGCACTTTTATCTTTAGACCAGTGGCTGTCCTGAATTTCTTGTGTCTTGTGTTGGTTTTTCTTCATTTCTTTATCCTATCGTGGTGTTAGGCAGGACGACTGAATGGATTTTATTTCTTCGTTTTCGCTATTTACAGCAAGAATTCATCATAGACATCGAAATCTTTGCCATTCATGAAATACTTATAACCTATTTACCACATCAGCGCACGGAACCCACGAATAGATAACGTTGTAACTATTTTTATGGGTAAGATGGAGCCAGAGAATAACGACAAATGCTATACAGACCAGACTAATAGACAACGTCTCAAAAGCTATTTAAACAACTTCAGTTGCTTATCTTCCCCAGGCTCACGCCCAAGGATATTCCACACCTGCCGTTCGCACAGGCTAACCGCCCTGGCGATATCCGCCACCCGGTGACCTGCGTCATATTGCGCGATTATCCACTGATCGCGCATGGCCCGGAACAGCTTTTCTTCCTGCAGGAAGTAAACATAGGTACCGGAAAACTCACGCGCTAACCGCACCACGATCTCTTTGCCGCGGCCCGGCGCAATCTCATCAATAACTTCAGCAGCCCGTTGAAGATCATTACTTAAAATGGCACTTTCCGGGGCTGGAGAAAAATTCTCTATTTGTTTGCTACTGGTCAAGGACATCCTCCCTCCGGGCCCATGATTTAAGACTCTCGATCAATCGGTAACAATCGGCTCCGTCGCACCATTTAAGGTTGTCGATCCCGGTCAACCGCTTGACGTATTTCTGCAGGGCAAAGTCTGTCCTGTTCTTGATGACGCCCGCATTAGCCAGAGTGATCCACAGCGCCTGGACCTTGCGCTGCTGTGGATCCTTAAGTTGCGGCGATTTCCCCGCTTTCCTTGACGATTTAGCTTTCCAGCCCTTGGCCTTAAAGATGTTCAGCAGCCGATCGGCGGAAAATCGATTTAACTTGGATGAAGATGTGACTTTAAAATTGACATGCAGGATATCCCGGTAAATATCGTCGGAGATGCCGAGATCCTTGATGGCTATATGAATTTTTGCCAGCTGGGCTCTAGTTGGTGGCATTATCCAAGCCCTCCATGACATTGGCTTTACTGGTCCAGGCGACAGCACTGTTATTCATCTGCTCAACACACTTGAGACAAAGGCTTTCGTCGCTGTCAATTAGTAGCCCGCAACCACCGCATTGCCGCTGTGTTTCTATTCGAATTTTCTGTGGAGCAAGGTTTAATATCTGCATCAATCCATTCCTTTAATGATCGTTCCAAGGCTGTTTAAATCGATATTTACGGAAGGCGCGCCATGCTTGGCATCCCACTCCCGCCGAGCCTTTTCCGTAGGATCAAGCCGCGGATCCGCGACCGATCTGTCCGGTACCGGAATTCTTGTCCTGGCTGCAGCCGTGGCATGTTGCTTCTTTTCGCCCCGGTAATCGGCCTGATCGGCCAGGTCGTAGGCGACTTTCCGCAAATAGTTATGGTTCGGCATCGGCAGACTGAGCCCGGCACGCTGCTCGATCATCTGTTCCATCGCCCTGGCCCAGATAGTTGCCGAACAATTGCGATCTGGCCGGCCCTGCTGGGAGACAAAACCTTTTCCGGTAAGTTCATCCATCTCCTTGACCAGGCGCAGCGCTTTTTTCCAGCTCAGCGCCCGGGTACCCGGCCGAAAAAGCGACAGGTAGCCGATCAGCGATTTTGACAACGGTGAAGGCATCTTGGCTACAACAGCCAATGTTTCGCGGCAATCCGCATCGTTCAGCCAGCTTTCCGCGCTGGCGATCGCGCCG